CCCGGAGGATGGGAGGAGCGCAGGAAGCCAACTCACCTTTGCTTAACGTGAGGTATTTCCCAATCCAAGAACTTCACTGACCGAAGTCGTCCGCGTACCACGTGAAGCTAACTTAGCCCGAAGGTACCCTACGGCGCGGCTCTTTGTAGGGCTCTCTTGAAAGGGGAAAAATTACACAAGCGCCGGCACGCTGTCTATTTCCGCATAGACCTCCTCTTGAGGGGGAGAAAAGTCTTGGGTGAGGAGAAACTAATCCAGTTTTCCACTGGCGGGGACCCAAGTACACGAGAGTGGCTTGTACCCTTCGACCACGTACCCTTTTTTTGGATTTTCTTTTTTGTAACGACGTACAAACGCCCGGGGCGTCATGAAAAACGAACGCGGAACTTTCGCACTGTTCTTGAACCAGTGAGAGAACTTTCCGCACTTCACGACACCTTTACGAAGTGTACGAACATCGCACCTTATTGGACCCATCTGGGAATCCGGCTGGTCCTCTTGAGGTTGCCACGCTTCGTTTATGAACAGTTTTATGAGATCGGGCTTGCACTTTGCACTAGCCCTACGAACCGTTCGCGTACACATCTTAACCCTTTTAAAACCGTCAAGGGACCGGTTCTTTATAGGGAAACAATCGAGGGCCTCGGGGAGTGACAAGTACGTCTGCTCCCGCTCAAAAAGCCCAAGATCGACTAAGACGTGTGGATGAACACGAATGCCATGACCACGACTTAACGAAACCTGCGATTTCCAGAGGTACGATTTATTTCTCCGAAGGAATTCCGCCCTCACGATCTCACGCCGCGGCCCAGAGAAGCCAACCGCGCACGACCTACACCGCTCTCCGAGCTTAAAGCTACCGTCAGTAGCCGGCCGGAGCAGTGGAAGCGATCTAATGAAGGGGACGACCTTGGGTAGACCCCGGGTAGCCTCGAAAAATGACGAATTCAACGAAAAGAACTTAGAATTGACCATAGTCTTTCCTTTACTTACGACAAGTCCAGAGGCGGAAACTTGATCAAACCACCGATTGCACTGCGCCCGAGTCGACCGGAACGCGATATCATCACCGTTTATCCGAACGGGAGGTAACGCGCCCATAGGTCTCAGCGCATAGACAAATGCAAGGTAGTTAGTCAGACATAACAAGGGGAAACTTAACTTATCCCCCATCAATTGACCTGACTGCATGACAGTTTCCCGGCCAGACGACACGACCACACAATCAAGAGAGTCAAGAGCGGTTTTCTTGATAGGATCCGGAATATTCTTCCCGGAATCCAACACACTCCTTAAAATCTCTTTGCTATGACCCAGATTGAAGTTGTCAGTAGCGGATTCGTAATCGCCCGAGACAAAGACTTCACCGTCAACGATGTGAAAGCCTTTGAAACTCGACGGTCCGGCTGTACCACGTAGGAGCCATTCCTTACGGGAGAGATGATCATAAATCATACTCGCAAGGGGAGAAAGGCAGTACTGGAACGCAGACGCGACGGTGATGATACGAGCCTTGCCGGCCTTTACGGCAACAGCAATCTTACGAACATTCGGTATCACCACTCCTTCGGTGCACATCCGCATGAACCCTTCACGATTATTAATGAAAAAATCGCGAGAGGACTCAATTCCATCTCCTTTCTCGAGGCACGACTTACGACCCACGATAACACGATTGATACGATCGAGATACGATGTATCCCATCCATCCTTGAAGATTTTTGGGATTTCGGTCTTCACGAAAGCAACAAAGGCCTCATTAATAGGCTTGGGTTTGCTGAACTTCTCATGATACGCATCCAGATCAGGTGCTAACGACGGGAGAGTCTTCCTAAATAAGAATAAGGAAGCGCCCAAACTCATGTAATCACGAACACGGCACGCACCTTGAAAGCGTGACCGGGACGAATAACGAATTTTACGACGCTCCCAACCATGGGACGGTGACAATTCGACGAGACTGCTGCAGAAGACCTTGACATCTGCAATTGATCGTAGAACCGGAATCCTGGGAAGGTTTAAGTGAAGAACCTTCTCGAGTAACCCGGTCAAGATCGACAAGTCTCGGAGAACCGACTCAAGCGTTTGCTTGGGTCTATCCGCACGGGGACTGCCAAATTTTTTGGACTTACTCCTCGTGGCCATAATTGACAATACCGAATAGTGGCTATACGCTTCGACTATTCAGTACTGGAGAA